CTGCTATTTTTATCATCCCAAGCCTCAGGCGCTTCTATTTTATTCAAACCGTTTATTCTATTAGGCGCAAGATAAAATCTAACTTTCCAGTCACTACCGTCGGCTATAACTTCTCTAGAATGATAGCAAGCAAATCTAGTATTAGTTGCCTGATGTAATCTAATCCAACCCGATGCTGGTAATTGTTCTAATGTTGTTTGTGAACCACTCGATGGGCTATCTATGTAATTACCAGTAGCGCTATTATTTACGTAAGTAGATGTGCCAGCAAGCGGTATCCACCCGTATCTATCTTGACGCATTGCATTACCCATAGATGGCATATGTGTGCCGCCGAGTGACTTGAGTGCCCCAGCGCCGGGGAATGCGTTTATTGCAGCACCTAGTACAGTAGCGAGTTCTTCACCGTTCTGACAACGTGTCGCATCTACTACGATGTATTCCATCTTTGCATCTGCCGTTGCTACGGCCTCACTACCGTTTCCTATGTAATCTAGAATGCGCCCCGTAAGCACACCCGATGTTCTAAATGCAGTGGGATGTATTTGGTTTGCACGTTCCCAATTACTACTCAATACTCTAGCGGCAGATTTACCCGCGTGTGGTGGATTAAATGTAAGTTGGTTGTCTAACCATGAGCCACCCGGATGAAAACCACCATCCATGTGCCACACTGTATCTGCCGCCATAGCAATACCGAATCCGATAGTAGGCGTATGCATCTTAGGATGTATATGTGTTAAGTCATATCCTATTTGCGCTGTACCTGTAATATCATATGGTGTATTGTCGTTGAACTGTTGACCGTAGTGCCTACCGTGTTCAGGTCTTTGTGAGAACTTACCCTTCCAACAATATCCAGCAGGGCTTTCCCAATTTACCATCGCTCTCCAATGGAAGCCCGCAGTAGCGTCATAGTATACCTTACTTGGTGGCATAAAATTATACTTATCATTATCAATTTGATTCGGGAACATGTGTCTTGAATTACCTATTGTTTCGTCTAATGGTATAGAAGCCCACGTACTACCGCTTACGATAACTCTACCCGGAAACGGCTCTTTGGTATTAGCGGCGTTACCACTATCTGCGTCTGCTACTTCTTGTGTAAATGGGAATGCTTGACCCGGACCAAATATTAGGTAAGTGGTCTTACTATCTGTACCATCTGCGTGGTCCTCATATCGTGCAGTCGGATGAGCAAACCTTAGTACAAGTGGTACTGGTTTCGCTTTTATCTCACCTGTACTATACGTTACACTACCTTTAGATAAATCAGGTGCTAGTATGTTCTGTTGATTGAATGCAGGTGGTGTAATACTACCACGATGTTGATTACACAACGCAGCGCCGGGGAAGAAAGCAAACATTGCATTTCCGTCTAACATAGCGTAACTCGTAGATATTTCATTTGCATTCTGTAATCCAGTTACACCAGTTGGTCCAGTAGAATATGGATGGGTGTAGAAAGTAGAATAGTCGTTCTGCGTACCATCGTTTACGTCGAGTGTTACACCGCTAAATCCACCACCAAAGAACAACGGTACACTGTGGTCTTTGCTACTCTTACCACCACGGAAGTAGACTATTGGCTCAGAGAATACGCTACCGATAGAGCGCAGCCCATCGAACTCTTTCTTTACATGGTGTTGTAATAGGTTTGCATTACCCGGTGCGCTGGGAAAATTATCAGATGTAAATGCTGTTGACCAATTTAATTCTGTTTCACAAGCAGCACCACCGATACTTTCTGTTCGGATAAAGTGTTTATCGTTTAACCATACTTTCTTTCTTTCACCAATAGGGTGTATTCGATGATTAGTAGTTGTAATACCACTTGGTACTAAAAATGGGAACATATTTGCGCTAACGGTTAATTTCGTAGCCCAATCGCTTTGACTAGCACCATAGTGTATTTGTGGATTATCTATCATAGGTAAAATGTGGTCACCACATGAACGAGTGAAATTAATACCTTTTAGATTTTCTTTCCAAGATTTAGTGTCTACATTAATATTAGAAGAATCAACTAAGTTAGGCGACGCTGTATTAGAGTTAGGTCCGTATGCAACGGTTTTTATTTCTAACAAATTGTAGGGTATATATCCACAATCTATACCTTTACTAGAATCTATATCTGAATCTGTAATAGCACGTGATGTGTGAAATTGCCAACCAAAGTTATTCTTTTCAGATGATATGATTTCGCCAAACTCAAGATGGGCTGCGTGTATCCCAAAGTCCTTTCGTAAATTAGCGGTATACTTTGTACTTAGAGGTACTATCGGACTTTGTATATTAAACGCTTTAATTCGTATCGCGTTTGCAGATACGCCCCAATCACCAAATGTACGCCCGTCAGTAGCATACATCTCTCTACAATCAAACACATGTCCTTCTTCTGTATTTACTTCATTACCTGCGTTTATTGCAGCAGCAGTTGCGGCAGCCATCAACTCATCGGTAACAAGAGTAGTCCAGTTTAAGACAGGTGTAATAAGTATTTCAGATGGTATAGTGGGTAACCCATTACATCCGTAGAACTTGTATATTGCACAACCGTTTGTAACGGTAGGAAGAACTGTTCTTGTATTGTAAGAAATTGTATGTCCTACATCAGCAGTCGAATCAAAATCAGTTATTTGTATAATTCCTTTTTGTTTTGGAAATCCTAAGTAACCAGCAATATCTCCAGCAGCATTTACGCCGCGTTGCTCTATTATATCATCGCCACCATGAGTTGCGCTTCCAACTCTAAACGGTGCTTTATCAAAAGTAACAGTCATTGTGTCGCCGCTTATTGATGCGCTGACATGAGTAACAGCGCCGGGCGTAGATACACCTCTCCATCTAGCACCTTTCCAATTCTGTGCAGTTTCACTCACTGTGCCTGTTGCTTCAAGTCTACCAGTAGCATCGCCAGTACCATGCATGTGTTTACCTATTGTGAATCCGCCTTGACCCACATCTCTATCATCAAAGAAAATGCAGACTTCTTCTTCTATTGTATTAGGTAATACCGTATTTTGATTTGCAAACGTATCTTCTGCTTTCCGATAAATGTATCTTATTCCGTCTTCTGAACCTAAATTATCTCTAAATCTAAATCCATACAATTCGCCCTTACCTACTGAATCAGATAATTTATCGGCAGTTGGTACGTGAGAACTGTAATCTGTTCTAGGAGAAGAACCATATCTCTTGTCAAACTTAGTATCTCCGTTTTTACCAAAGCCCCAAGTTCCGGCATCCGGTGCCCAACCCGGTACACCGCTTGCTACTAATCCGCCAAAGTTTATTCTTGAGATAGCCTTTTTACCAACTCTTAAACCCTTGACTAATGAAGATGATGAACCTTTAATGTCTAAAGATTCTGTGTTTATTGTGTTATGGCTCTTACCACTTATAGAATCAGACACTGCTCTCAATACGCTACTATCTTCAAACTCAGCGACACTTGCTATGTCTTCGCCGCTTTCTACCGATGTAACGTATTGTTGTAGTGTGGTAATGGGGGCAAACGGTCTACCATGCTTGTTCAATGGCATAGGTGCTGGGTGCATATTTTCACCCTCTCTTTCGTCAGGCAAAGCCCAAAAGTTACGCCATCTTCCACCATGTCCTACTAAGAATTGTGGTTGATAGACACTCTGTCCTTTACTATTATCAAGCCACACACAGAAGTTTCTACCACTTGCGCCCGGCACTGTACTATGTATGACAATGGTGTACCCTGTATCCCCATTTAGGTCTTGTACCTCTCTACCTATGTGAGCGCGTATGTATCCCATGTGAGTACCCTTGTCACCATTATCTACATTCCAAAACGGTGAAGGGTCGTGTGCTGAACCAGTTAGTAGTCTACCGTTTAACGCCGCATGTTGATTGATTAATCTAACAGCCTCTTCTGTTGCAGACAATGTATCTACAACACCGTCTTTTTGACTAATCTCACCTAAATCCAATGTTAAACGTCTAACGAAGTCCATGTCTTTCCACTGCGGTAGATGTTGTAATCTACTCTCAGTATGACTGGTCAAATCTAAAGATGAACTTCTAATACCCTTTAGACACAAGAATGCTGGTATAACTCTAGTACCATCAGGTGTATCGAAGAAAGTAGATGGGTCTCTAAGTGTAGCACCAGTAGTACCTTCTCTAAGTTCTATTAATTTTCTAGTAAATATATCAGACTCATCAATAGGTATTCTTGAAAAAGCATGATACAAGTTTGCGGTTTTATACAATGCAACACTATCGTTAGTTCTAGGCGTTAAACTATATCCTGTTGAAAGTCCACTAACTTCTCCACCATAGGAATATCCCGTATGTACGTGATGACCGTGTGCTTTACCGTATAATCTAGCGCCATCTATTTTTCTACCATCTGTTGGTAAAGCCGTACTCAAACTAGCAATAGTTGTACTATCGATTAAATCGCTAGTATGTCTATTCGCTAAATCGTGTGCGTAAGCGCTTTCTATATACTTAGATTGTTGAGTACTTCGTATGTATGGGTTTTGAGATAAAAAGCCGTTTGTAACATCTATTTGCGTAGTCCATGGACTTGGACCTGAACCGTTGTACGCAGCGTTGACTTTGTGTAATTCTGTTCTACTTGTACCGCCGCTTTCTACCACTTCTTTAGGCCAACCTATTTGTGTAGCCTGTGAACTAGTCTGCACTTGCATGTGTATATCTTGGAATGCGATGAACTCTTTGTCATGTGCCACATTGTATAGTAATACACGTGTGTGCTCGTCGGTAGATAAGTAAGGGTCGATATAGGCTACAACAGGTGCTTGTGCTGATGTAAGTCCAAGTGCTAGATAGTTCTCTTCAACTGTTCTGTTTACGTGTTGCACATAGTTTCTTGCAGTTTCTAAACAAGTATTACCAATCAAGAAGTTTTCTAAAGGTATGCTGTCTCTTGGATTAGTTGTATCTAATTCACCTGCACCATTATCAAACGCATTCCATACTTGTGACTCGTCTAACACACCTCTACTCTTAGCAAACAAACCCTCAACCGCATGTGGGTTGTTATACGACATATTTGCCCATACGGTATCACCGTTACGAAATCCTCCGGGCGCATATGGATTAATCCATGTGGCGTTTAGTACAGCGTCTTTATCTTCATAGTCGCCAGTCCATACTGCAAGTTTAGCATTAGATGGAATAATTGGCCCAGTAGCAGTTAAAGTAACCGTTTGAGTGCCGTTTGCATCAGCACTACCAATACTACTAACTAACCCTATTCTTCGTATTTTGTCCGTTCCGGTATCTTCCCAATAGTAGAGCGTATCGCCTTTTTTGACGTTCATACCATGTAGGTCATTGACGTTTTTACCACTAGCACCGTCAATAGTTATGGTAGATGATGTGCTTCCATTTGCAGTAATTGTGACATCAGTGATGTTTAGGCTGTTCTTCAATTCACGATAGTATTGAGAACCATCAGCAACTTCTGCTGTAATTGCTGTACCAAGAATACTTCTACATTTTCTTGCTAATGTTATTTTAGCACCTTCGGGCAAACCGTCTGTTTGTAAGTTTTCATCATCGCTAACGGTTCTTGCTGTTCCAGCGCCTATGGTTATGGTGGTTGCTGTTACCGCCGTTACCACCCCTACAATAACACCCCCATCATCGTAAAGATTACTACCTACTGAAAATACAGTAGTAGCATCCACCCCTTCAACGTCAAATGCTGAGGTAGTACCTCCGGCTGTTATGTTTTTCTTAATCACGCCCGTAGAGTATTTATTTGGGGTAAATCCTGTTGATGTATTGTAAACAAGCACAATACTGTTATCAGGTACTGCTGGTATTATACCGCCAGCACTATTGAAACCTAGCGCTGTTATATGACCGTGATATTGGAACTTGTGGGTGGTTCCATTATCATCGTATTGTACTTCGTACCCTAAATCTCCAACAGCAGAAGGGGCATTGGCTAACACATCGTATCCCAAGTTAGGAAACTGAGCGAAATCATCAGCATTCAGAGTCACTATTATTGCTTTATCCCCACCTGCTAACGATTCTGTTTTTGTGGTTAAAGTCGTACCATTAGCACGCTTAGATTGTATTTTTGCAGCGTGTGGATTACTTTCAGGTCCAGCCTTAAACTCAACTGCGCTAACATACTGACGTAATCCATAATCTACATTACCCCCTTGTGTTTTAACACTAGCAGCATCGTGATAATATTCATCTCTATCTTCATAATCAGATGATGGTGTAAAATCATCAGAACTAATCGGAATCCCATTATCATCAAAAGTAGCACCGCCCACGAATACAGCGATACCCGCCTCTAAACTTTCGTGGAAACCACTGCTATATCCGTATGTATTCGGGTTATCAAATAACACAAGATGGTCGCTACCAATTGATTCATACCAAGACCATTCGCCATTAGCAAGCCATACTTTTCTATATCTGTAAGCGTTTTGTATACCTTTGTAAGACGCTGTACTTGTAGATGTGGAGGGGAATACACTAACGTCTTTTACGTATAATTTATCATTAGATGCGTCATATTCAGTAATCGTAGTTGAATTAATATATTCTCTATTCGCTAATGCTATTGAATAAGCGGATTGTACTTCTCTATCTGCTGGTACAGTATCTATCATTCTCCGACCAACAGGGCTAGGATTGTACGTGTGTGCGGTGTGTGTAGCATCTACATGAATCTTAAATGCGTTATCAGGACCAACAGATGGGGCAAAGAATTGTTTAGAGAAAAACGGTATTTCTGCAACTGCTCTAGTACTAGCGTATTGAGTACCTAGTTGGTAATCATGTTGCACATCATTCATAGTTTGATGCATTCTATCGTTTACAGTAGTGCCGTTTTCTAATTTGCTTTGTTCACCGAAATTAGGTTCATTGTATATTGTAAAATTACTTTCTACACTTAAATCACCAGTATAAGCATTTTTACTAAATCCGGTTTGATTTAGTAAACCCGCTATGGTGGTATGTTCAGTACCATCTGCTTCAATAAAATCTCCACTTCCTTCTGTGGCTGCACTAAAAACGAATGTACTTCCGGTTTTAGTATCGTATTTTGCACTACTTCCGTCAGAAAAATAGACTTTACCATAACGAGTAAATCCATACGTACCCCAACTGGCTAAGTCTTCGCTTTTATTATTCAAAGGCACAACGTGTAAAGTAGACGTTCCACTAGATACCGTGAACTTGGTTACAGTAACCGCATACGACCTGCGTGTAGAGTACGCTTCGTGTGCTAACATACTGCGCTGGAATACTGGCCTAGTATCCATAGCGCCTTGACCCGGACCACCAAGTGTAACAGTGACAACAGGTGCATTAGGCTCTATCTCTTTGACTATATGCGAGTCAGGACTACCTTTGCCAGTAAAATCAATTGAATTGGATACTAGGCTATCTCCTACACCGATGCAACTTAGTGTAGTGTAACCGCCCTCATCACCTTCACTCTCTTCTATCGACCTTACTTTCGCTCTACTCATTAAGTAAAGTATAGTTGCGCTATTAAACGTAGTAGATAAATTAACATTAGCAAGTTGCATACTTCTTCTTCGGTCAGTAGGCTGAATGAAGATTCTAAAATCAGCGTTATCTCTACCTGTTAAAATGTGATTATCTATTATATCGTATGTTTCGTGAATAGGGGATGAAGAAGATACAGTTCCGGTATCGAACTGCCCAGCAGACCCGCTATCTAACACTACATCAGGGGCTATTCTAGAATAATTACCTTTATCGGTCAAGGTTTTAGTTTGATTTATTTTGTTTAGAAACAATTTATTGAATGCAGATTCATGTACGCCGCTTGTACTCACAGATTCAATTATGGCTTTCGGTGTACCGTTTTGTATAGAATCTGCATTATTTCTTGGGGTATAATTAACGGGCGTTAACGATTCATCAACTTCTGTATCAGCAGAATATCCTTCCGATGTGTCTCCCACTAAACCATGTTCCTGTACTATTGGACTATCAATACCCACATCGCTTCTATTCACATCTATGTATCCGCCGGGCGCATGTAACGTCATACCTGAACTAATCGCATGAATTATAGAATCGTAAATATACTCTGAGCCACTCACTAATGTATCGGATGAAGGTACGGTTTTTTCCACCATTAGTAGAGGCTGCACAGTACCGCTCATACTTGCCCCAGTCAAATCAATCGCATTGTAATGTATCTCTACAAATGGAGAAAGAGATGGTGTCAAGTCTGTTAATCTAGGTACGTGTAATATAGCGACTCTACTTTCTTTAGAAGGCGTAACGTGATAATCTCTAATGTTGCTATCATGGTGTGTTTCATCGTTATTCGCATCGTACTTGTTGTATTGAGGTATTGGACCTTTTAGAGCGAAGGGTGTATAATTAAAATTAGGACCACCTATTGCGATTAACTTTCTTTTCCCAGTAGGCGGGCTACCAGTACCGTTGTAAGAATTGTATGCTACTGTTACTGTGCTAGAACTAACAACGTTTTCTATGACCACACTATTAAAATCTCTATACACATCTACTAGACTATTTACGCTAACTTGTTTTTCTATTCCTTTATGCATATCGCTATACATCACGTCAACAATATCTGCGTTACCGTTTCCTTGTTGGTCTATTATTTCATCAATAGCCTTCGGTAACATACGCAAGTAACTATGTCCTTCGACATGATTCTTGATGTGTCTACCGCTATGTCCTATTTGGAAATCTTCGCTTAGAGTCGTAGGCCACACTACCGCAAATGGATTATTTGCATCAGATGTGCTTGTGGCAATTGCACTAGAATAAACAAATCCGTGGTTTTCAAAATCACTTTCATCAATTATCATTTGCCCAGTTCTATCTATAATCTGAGAACCGTAATGCGGGGGTTGATACGGATTGCCAGTCGAAGAATCAAGCAACATATCTGCACTTACCACAACAAAGTGGTTATCGACACCTGAGGTTCTAGTGTGTAATGCACTACGCAAACCGTTTGCAGATGTAGCAAAATCAAGATGAATACTGGATACTAACATATTACCCGTATTCACATTAATATTATGCAATCTTACTCTCTCAGGCGGTTTGTTATTCGGTGCTTTTGTATCGGGGTCAATCCCATCGGGATTGATTAGAAGGTTATATGGCGTATGTGACACAGAATGTTCAACAAGAGTACCCGATAGAGAATCTAACACCTTGTAATCTCCACTTGAATAATTATGAACTCCTGTCGTATCTTTAGAAAATACATAATTACCTGACACACTAGACAATCCAGTGAGTTTTTTCGCTAAATCAATAGCATCGGTTGTGCTCATACTGATTTGTGATATTGTTACACTCTGTCCGTCTATCTGCGTGCTGTTATTGGCAATTGAAGAAAACGTATATACTGTTTCAATAGGGGCAATAGGCTCTTCAAATCTGTATAGAAGTAAAGTGTCACTATCAGATAAAGGACTGTTGCCTTCTATCATTGATGTTTTGAATGATGTATTAAGATGAATACCCTCCATTATCCCTCTAAACTGACCACCTTTACCACCAATGTATGTTTGCTTAGTTGATTTTTTTAATATTAAACCTCTATTTTTTATAGATTGTCTTACAACTAATTCTCCATTAATGAATAAGTCTATTGCATCACTTTTCACAGCCGCTATTACATGAATCAAAGGTCTATGATTTTTGTTTAATTCAGTTGCATCGTCTCTACTTCCAACAAATCTATTGTATGAATCTTGTAGACCCTGATACTCAATATGAGGGTACACAGTTCCTTCGTATCTATCTGTTTCTAAGGTTGCCGTGGTCAGAAAATAACTTTCTTCACCACCTTCACCTTCCATGTATACTTCAAAAGATGCAGGTCCGGGCGTGTCTATGTGACCGAGTGAAAGTTTGTACTGACCTTCTTTCTCTATTATTGTACCGCCGCAATCGGGCATCACCCACGCTTCTATCGTTAGAAATCCATTATTTATTCCCGATGTTGCAGAATTATCGCGTGTAGATAATGGAGCATTTTCAGATAAAATAACTCGCACATCATCAGTACCTCTTGTGGTTCTATGACCTAACTCACTAAAATCGCCTTCGGGAACTATAATGCTGTCAGTAATACCGTTAAAGAAAAATCCATGTGTTTTACGACTAATTACTGTCATTCGATACCCCCTTAACCTATTAACAACTTATCTATTGGTGCAAATATCATATTAAAATTATAAACAGATTCTCCGGCATCGTATGTAATATCAAACTTTTGAATCGACCCTGCAATTCCCGTAGTAGTGCCCAAAAGACTTTCTGCAAACTTCACACTTGCAGGTTCGTCATTACCTTCCGACGTTTTTTCTTTACCGTTAAAAAATAATCCAGTAGGCATAAAGAAGTTTCTTGCAACATATAAATCACCACCAGTTGCTTTAATTGAAGAATTGTAAGGTATTTGTATACCAACAATATAATCTTTTTCACTATCAACACGAAAAGATGAAATTGGATTCAACACCCCTCTTAAAGAACGTCTTGTACTATTGTTAATAACACCATACAAATCCATAGCCTTATCACCAGCAGATTTTTTTACACTATCCGTACCTCCACCAAATGTCGCTCTATCAGGAAAATCAAGAAACGGATTACCATTAACCATAGTTGTGATTTTGAAATTAGGCGTTGTTCTTCTCATAGTGGTAGCACTACCTTTAGCAACCATTACAATGTTCACTACACAATTCATTGATACAGATTCATAATTAGTACCTTCACCTAGTGTAGCAGTAAAATCAGAACTTAGTTGATTATTAATATAATCTACAACTGCTGTTGCTAATTGAACTGATGTAGCGTCACTTGTGTTGACAAGTACAGTAGGGGTGCTATCTGCGCCACCATTAGATGAATAGGCAGTTGCGCCAGCAGAAGCAGTATTAGTGAAAGATATTGTTTTTTCTTGACTAGCCACTGCTGTGCTTAAAGTTTGCAGATGTAATTTATAATTAAGTAATGCTTCTAAATTAGAAGCCATGGTAAATCGCTGCCCTTCTTTTTGTTTACCAAAGTTAATTGAAGCGCTATGGGCAGTGGCTAATGTTCCTTCTCTATCGTCTGCAATAATACCTTGAATATTTATCATGGCTTTATTTACGTTTAAGTCCATACCTATACGAAAACTTCCTGTAAGTGGTAAAGCAGACCCTCCGACTTTACGGCTAGTACTGAGAACCATAGTTGTAGCGTCTAGTTCAATGGTGTTACCATTTTCTTGTACTAATCTAATCGGAATGCCCCCAGCCATTCAATCACCTTCCTCTTCCTACACCACCAAGACCACGTGACATTTCTTGTTGTACTAAGTCGCTAATTTCTCTAGCCAATTCTCTTTTATCAGTACGGTCAGTAAGTCCACTTAGATTGAATGTCATATCAAACGCATTGTTCACCCCACCCGAAACAGCACCTCCGGTAACAGCGTCTATCCCTTTACCTATTCTTAATGCATTTCCTACTATGGGTATACCTCCTAAAATAACGCTAGGGTCTGATACTCTATCAAATACAATTCCTAATTTTCTATCATAAATATCTCTCATTTCGGTAGCGGCATTATCCCAAGCATTTTTAATTTCGTTAAATCTAGTTATTGCTGACCCAAATAAACTATCAAAAACCCCGCCAATAGTATTATCCCATATAGTACCCATACCACCAGTAATAATATTCCACAATGTTTCAAGACCTTTTAACGCAAGCCCTGCTCCTATTTTCAAGTTATTCCATATTACACCAAGAGTACCATTCCATATATTCTTAATATTATTTAGCGCTTCGGTCCAATTACCAGTTAAAACATTAAACGCTAACATCGCACTTTCTTTCATCAAATCCCATATCGGCGCTACCGTTTTATCCCATAGTATTCTAAATGTATTAGTGAGTGGTTCAAGAGCCTCTTGAATATCTTTAACAGCATTACTTGCAATTTTAGCACCAGCATCGAAGGCTTTACCAAGCGCACTTCCTATATCGCTTGCTATACTACCTAATCCTTTCATTATACTACTCACAGCGCTTAGAGAATCGGTTAAATATTGCATGTCTTTTAGTAATGAAACTAGACCCATACTAATCCTCCCCCTCTAAAAATGAATAATCGAAATCCACTATATCACCACTTTCTGTATTATTTTGTAAGTTTTGTTTTTTCTCTGCAAGACGCTCTTCTTCTTCAATAGCAAGTGCCCATGATAGGGATTGTTTGAATACCGCGTCGCTCATCTGATAAACCTCATGTAGTGATATGTTGTAATGTTTCGCTACGATGTATGCGAACAACTGCATCTGCATTTCTAAATCGCTAGGATTTTTAATTACCTTTTTCTTTAGAAATTGCCGAACTCTCAGTTGCTCGCTTTCGTAAAACCCCCCTGCATTGCCTCCGCCAGTTCATCGGGCTTTGGTAATAGAGAGGCTATTTGTTGACCGACATATGCGTTAAGGCTCATCATGTCGTCTATTGTAAGTTCAGGATTTGTTCTTACAACCCAGTTTGAAAATGCATAACGCCAGTATCCCTCAAGATTCAAAGATACTTCACCGTCAGCCATCTGAAACATACTTTGTGCTGCTTGTTGTACATCAAAGAAAGTTAATTCTCTAATCCATACTTCCATCATTAAATCAGGATTTTCTTTGTCTACACGGATTTCGTGTCGCTGTTCATTCTTCTTCGCCAGTAAGTTCTGTTTGTCTACTATCGTCATCTGTTGTCACTTCCTCGGTTGCAGCCTCTTGCGAGGGGGCATCCGGTGTTACATCAGCAGACTCTTGCGAATGGGCTTCTGTTACACCTTGTGTCGGTTGCTCGACAATACCTGCGTCATCGTGTCGTAGCCTTAACACTACCTCAGATTTAGTACCGCGAATAGTGATTCCGCGTGCTTTACATTCTTTTTGGAGTTCTCTTACGGTGAAAGAGTTGTAATCAATTTCCCCACCAAACGGATTATCAACTTCGGGGACTATCATCATTTCTTCATCATCTTTAGTATTATTTTTGACAGGTCTTTCAATAACAATTCCCACTGTATCTTCGATAGCGTTTTCAAAAACTTTAACAACTTCTTCCACCTTCTCTTGTATCTCTTCTACTACGTCTTCTACTACTTCGCTTATTGCGCCCCTAGCAGCCTCTACCCATGAAGGTTCTTCTTCCTCTATTTTCTCAATGATTGTTTCAACAGGCGTGTCTTCTATCTCTCTAGCAATCGGCTCAAACACAGTTTCTTCGGTAATTGTTTTACCTTCGTTAATCATTCTTAGAACCATAGCGTCTACTACGTTTCTAGAATTAGTTTTGAACAACTCTTCGTTGTACGGTATATCGACACTATCGATTAACCAATAAACATACTTTTCGTGAGAATTACGAGAGTAGAATTGAACTCTTTTTACAGCAGTTGGTAACACTATTTCACCTCAAGCATGTATGACTGTATCAACAGCAATAACCTTGACTGACTTAGGTAGAATCTTTAGTTTAGCCATTAATGGTCCTTTATCCTCAGGCACAGGCAACGGCGCTTCAACAATGTAATAGTCATCCATTAGTATGTCAATGGATTCTGCTGTACCACTAGATACTTGTTTTGTGAATGATAAGCGTATCATATCTGTATCAACACTATCGGTAGAATCTTCATCGAAGTTTTCCACTGCTCTTCGCATATTGTGATAGAACAATGGGTCGTCTACGATTATCTCCATCTCAAGGTCATACTCTGTTTTACCCTCTACTGCTAGTGTAGGGTTACGAGTGCCAGCAAATGGAACTTGGTCGGTAGCACTGTTCGCTATGTTAGATGCGCCAATAGTATAGTACTGCTCTACACCAGTCTTACCATTTAAGGTGAATGAAACAACTTGACCTAGTGTTGTGCCTAGCATAGATATAGAACCATTGTAAAACATGAACGGTTTCTGTGTACCTTTACCTATACCCGATATTTTTCTTTCTACTTCTGTGTGAGCAGTATCCTCAAAGAGTCTGTGCGTATTGTATCTATCTCCCTTGTTACTTGCTTCTAATCTACCAGTATCTGTGTAACACAACGCTGAATCGAAGTTTGCTGTCAATCTTAGAGCAGCGTCTGTATCTGTGGTAAGTGAGAAATCTTTGACTTTACAGCCTCTAAAGACACGTGTTAGTTGTTTTGAATCTCCTGTACCACCATCGGTAGTACCAATATTACTATCTATGTCTCTTCTTCTAATACTGACTTCCATAGCAAAAGAAGGTACAGTTGTACGAGAGAAGAACAAATGACTGACTGGTTTAGTGATTGCCCCTGTGGTCGTGTTTCTATGTGGACTACCATTGCTATCATCTGCTGCATATCTAGCAAACTCTACTACTGTATTATCATCATACGAATATTGTAACGGGTCATCTAACCAAACTTTACCAGCACCACCAGTTACAGTAATGGCTACAATTCTTCTTGCTTCTTCTTTTATTGCTTTATCAATTATTTGCGTAGCGTTTACATTAGGCCAAGCATCAGCAGCAAGCCCCCCACCAACACCAGTATCTCTGTATGTTTGCACATCTACCATATTTATGACATTAGTAGCAGAGTTACCTGTGGCATCCCCGCCAGTGACTAAGGTATTTCCGAGTAAGAAAATGTAGTCGCCCACGCCTATATCTGTTCCACCAATTGCTGGATTAGTGCTACCGCTACTATCGAATGTTATGTAAGAATCTCCTGAATAAACGGCAGAAGATAAAGAAAATGTATCATTAGTATGCCCATCTTGTCTAACTTCCGGTGCGCTTACAACTTCGTGCCCTAGACAATAATAGAACCATCGACCATTGTGTATGTTACACTCAAATGAGCCACCAACGTTAGTAAATCTGCCCGGCACTTGAACTGCTACATCTCTACCAAGCCCAACAACATGGTATCTCTTGAGGTCTACTTTAGTCTCAGGAAGTGCGACAGTGCTTACTAGTCCAACGAATTGGTCAGTCAATACACTCTCGGCAGATTCGTTTGCAGCATCAGCGTGTTGCATACCCACGTCCATCGCAGGTGTCGTGAAAGGTAAGATAGTCATTACATCATTAGCCTTAGAATCTTTATCTAGTGTTTCATGAAGAGTTTTTAACGCAGGTGTAATAGTAATTTCGGTACATCCGTTGTTATCACCACTTGTAGCAACTTCTTGTTTAATTATAGTAAACATCCTACCCGATACCGCATAGTCGTCTTGCGTATCCCATTCAGGACTACCGCTTCCTATTGTGAATATTACTTTACTACCGACTAACATACCGTTTGGGTATTCAAGAATACCTTGAAACACAGGGGTATCTTCTTGCCCACCTCTAAAAGAAATAACACTGGTGTCATTTACTGTATCTTTATCGCCACCACCAGCGATGAACTTAAAATCAGGGTCAAAAGTAAGCGTCTGATTTTGACTACCATTAGTCGTTGTTGCTGATAATTGAAACGTAGTAGTGCTTAATATAGCCGCAACGTATGCATCAGTTGGAATACCTGTACCTGTTACTCGTAATCCAGTAACTATATTTCCATTAGCGGGATGCGTTATTGTTGTTTCATCATTGTAAGTACATGAGGCTTGAGTGAAAGATGTACCTGCTGCATAATCGTGTTCTAATTTCACTCCAGTTTCGTGACCGAATGTAATTTCGGACAAATCACCCTTGTATACTGTTGACGGCATGGCTCTCTCTCACCTCATGGGATTAACTCTGCAAAGATAACAACTTCTATCTGAAAGGTCATTCTATACAGTTTTTTGCTTCTATCTGATAAATCGGTACGTGTTTTGTACACAAGTCTATCGAAATTGACACCATCACCTTTTCTTTTAAGATGTACGCATCTTCTTAATTCGTTCTCCATCTTTTTCAGTTGGTCTCTACTTCTCGTAGTACGCATATCTACTGTAATGTTGATACGTGTAGTGACAAAATCATACAACATTTCAGGTAACTCTTCGTTATGTGCCGTTTCAAAGACCATTACATAATCCGTTCTATCAAGGTCAAGTCTCTTTCCACGCTCAGGTGTTTCGTCTGCTACATCGATAATAACGGGCTTGAAATTATTAGTATTGGCTCTATTCCAATTATTCTTTAGCACACCTAGTACTACATCAATACCTTCATCGAATGTTGCTACCATTTGTAAAACTCCTTTCTACGTTTTTCGCGCTCAAAGGCTTTGAAATTGGGTATTAATTTTCCACCATCATTTCTAAGTTTGTATTCTATAAGAGCGGGGGATTCACTCATCATCCGTTTATTGACTCTATCTTTCAAACTTCTTTCTTCTTCAATAGTCATTTCTCCCGACTCTAATTTTTTTTCTGAACGTTCAACGGCTTCTCTATATTCAGACGGTCCTTTTGTCACAACTTTTTGTAAATCGGTTTGGATTTCTTTTTTGCTTAGTTCTAAAGTTATGGCTTTTTTCCATTCTTCGTAAACTATTTTCTGTGTATCACTCAAAGGCTACCACCTCTATGTAACGCGGGAATGTCTTTTCTATATCCATTTTATAGAGTTGAATCTTAGACGCTAGGTCTACGTTTTGTGTACCTTCGGGTATCAATACGCTTCGGTCATCACTCATCAGTAAATCGATAGCAACCATCTTTGTACAAATATCCTCTATGGCTTTGTCTACGTATCTCTCACCGTATATGTATGATGTCTTAATCGCATTCCACTCAAAGAAAGGGTATGAGTTATTGAAGTAGATAATACCCATTTCATGGTCTATCCACCAATCTCGTAATCTACCTTGGTCGCCACTTGCGCTTCCGCCTTGTAAATCGACTTGTAGTCGCTGTTGGGTTAAAGTACCAGTAATATCAGAAAGAGCAGAACCTACAACTATGGTACAACCAGTAAATGATGTTGAAGTCTTACCTGTGTATGAAAAGACCTTTCCGTTCTCATCAACCACAACACCCGCATCAGCAAACGCACCTTGGGAAATTGACGTAATAGTAAACTGAGCACTACTATTACTACCAGTTATAGTAATAACGTCGTTAACTGAGTATCCTTCTCCGGGGGATTCGATAGTAACCGATTCAATAACCCCACCATTTGCTGTCGTATTGACAGTGAGTCCACTACCACTACCGCCGCTTGTACTCACATTTGATGCGCTAGAGTACCCAGTACCTCCGACTAGACTACCAAATGCTGTTACACTGTCTTTACCTATGGTTGATGTAGTGTTTATTGTAGTGCTACTCAAACTACTGAAAGTTGCAACTGAGCCAGCAGTTTGACTCAATTCTATATTACTATCAGTAACTACGATACTACACGATTCACCAGCAGTAGTTTGTCTCATACTACTAATCTTTACAATACCTGTACCATAGTCAGAATTAGCAGTAGCGAGAAACTCATTATGTACTGCCACGTTACTAGTGCTACCTTCTAATGTAAAGTTAGGAGAAAAGACAACATCGGTTTTACCTACTCTATCTTCTTTATTGATTAAGTCTGCAAGATTCTGCGCAGTTGTTACTTTATCAAAATCAGCACGCCAATTCGCAGTACCAGTGCCGATTGTCAACAAAGATGCGCTTCCATTGCCGGGTGAAATGACTATTGAGCCTGTTAATGCTCTTACATCATCGGGTAACTTTATTCTAGCCTCGGCAGCAGCAATTTCTCTATAATCATCTCCTTGCCATAGTTCTAGTCTCAAGACTTGTTGCACATTTCTAAACAACAAAGGACTAGTACCTACGTAATCAGTATAGTATCTACGTCTATACGGTTTGTATGTATCGAAGTTAATGTATTCCGCTTGCACCAAATACGGTCTCCAAGCATTGTGAGTTCTGTTGTCGATGTGGTCTTGCATACGAAGTATAACTTCATCAACTTTCTTTTTTGTAATACCTCTAACTCTTCCATCGGTAAACGAGGCTTGATTCTGCACATAGGCGTTATCTGCAACCTCAAAATTAGCATGAGTGATTGAATCTGCAAAACCTAATCTAACACCATTAATTGTTGACGTTATTCCGTTGATGGTTCTTTCTAATCCTAATGGGTCTGCATCACTATAAATCAATAAAGTATCACCGACAGTAAATCCGATGTTTCTATAATCAGCACCAGTGACAAATATACCAGTTGCTTCGGAATCAGAACTAACTAGTATTGCTTCTTGCGGTCCTATGTCTAGTAAGTCAGCAACTTTCTGTGCTGTGGTGTAGACAACTGCTGTTGGGTCAAGAGGTCTTGTTTCTCCTTCACCCGGACTAAACACTTGTGGCATTACTTACCCCCCTCCAAGTTTAGAGGTGTATCAAAATAAGTAGGGTCTCTATTTGGATAATTGGGTTTTATTCTAAAATCAGGGTGCTTCGGGTCGTAATGCCCAGTTGCTGCTCCACCGTACCGCTTGATGTCTTCTACATTTCTTTCGTCATAAGGTACGTACTCAGGACTGCCAGTTCTTTCTTGTATTCCATAATCGGGTTCTTCTAGTCTCTGTATTTGAACTGAGCCGAGAGGACTCTTTGCTTGTTTCCTACGAGCCATAGCCAACGCAGCCGGATGAATTGTACCTAGACCGTATACATCAGGCTCGATTTCTCCAAGTTCAGGATAACCATACGTGTCTTCATCAGTTGAGAATAATTGCTGTTCAGGTAGAGCCTTGAGAACCGACCAAGCAATATCAAACTTGTTCATAACCTCGCCTCCTCATTACGGCTACCGAGGTTATACTCCATAGGTTTGTTGCATGAACCGCAAGTTGCTCTCCATAAGAAGTGTAGCAATCCACAGTGTTTACAGCGCGTACCTGCTCCTATATCGAGTACATCTGCGATTTCACTAGTTCTAGCCCTCTGTTTAGAGGTAATACCAGCCAAAGGAGAGTCTGTATTCACAGTATGAGCGTCGTATGTAATATCTGCGCGTACTGTTTGTTTTGCTGCTCTGCTAATGTCATCGATATCAAGCGTTTGTAACTCGAACCCTGACATTCACTCACACCACCTTCTATTATGCTTTCTGATATACTACTAAGAATATATTACCCAATACTGTAATCGGCTCTACTGAAATTATCTTTGCACTAGCATAACCAGTTAATGCTTCAATGTCAGTAGTCATAGCAGTGCTTAACGCACCGTCATTACCTGCGCCTGAGAAGTCTCTAGGGCTGTAAGGTCCAATTACTTGTATTGCTTTAACCATCTAGGTCACCGCCTAATCAGCGCTTTCCTAGTGCCCACCATGAGCCAGTGTTGCCACTAACACAATCTATTGTAAGAGAGCCGGGTGCTGCGTCTGTAACGATTGCAAATGCACCGTCTACACCGCCTCCAGTAATATCTCCGAATGTGTCGCCCATTACTCCGCAAGCAAGTATTTCTGTTAATCCAGTTACTATTGTTCCTGTCGCAACGCTTGCTGCGTTCCAGTCTCCGGTAACCATCATTAAGTCACCTAATACGTGTGTTCTGTTATCTGTTGTACTGCTAAATGCCATTTTCTTATTCCTCCGTTGTTTCTGTTTCTACTGCTTCTTCAATTGCTTCTTCTACTGGAGTCTCTTCGACTACAATTTCTTCTACAATTTCAGGAGCGGCTTCGACTACGACTTCTTCGACAGGGGCTGGGCTTAAGACACCTTCCACCATTGCAAGCAATGAGGACTTTGTTTTATATCCATTAGATACTTCCATACCCTTATCTCTCAACCATGTAGTAATGTCTGCTTTTACCCAGCCACTATCAGGTATTCCGTCGTTTAGTAAATCGTATGCCGCACCTTCTATTACAAACAATGTTGGTTTTAGTTGCCTTTTATTAGCATCTAACCAATCTTGTGTAACCTCTACTACTTGACCCCTAATCCAGTCACCCATAGAAGTGTCTGCATTAGGTCTCATGTAGAGATTACCAATGTATGTAACTGTTGGCAGTAAAACCACCTCAGTTGTAAAGTACCATTACTGTTGTAGCGTTTGATGAACCGCTTAGGTATTGTAATGTTGCTGTTAGTCCTGTAAAAGATGCCCCAACTGATACTGCTGCTGTACCAGCGTCAGTGCACATAACACTCAAAATCGCTGATGCGCCACCGGAGAGGATGATTGTTTCACCATCTGCTCCGCCTGTTACGTTGATTAATGCCATCTTAGGTGCTGGGTCGTATCCGTTTGCCCCATCGCTGTTTACTGCGCTGAATGTACCCGGACCACCGCCCGGATATGATGTGTCTGCTGCACCATCTAACCACTCAGTAGTGCTGTGAGAACCTGCTCTAAGTTCCCATGCACCTACTAGTGTTGCTGTTGCCGTTCCGCTTAATGTCAATGTATCTGCCATATTTTTTTCCTCCGTTTATATTATCTCCAAGACAACCTCACTTAAGGTCTCTTACGCTCCCTTGTGCTCCGAAGAAAGTGGTCCATAGTTCTCCCATGGTACGGTATAGTCCTTCTTGGCCTAGTCTGTTAATTGCGAATGGGTCACCAGTTTCGATACCACTCTCAAAGTATTGTGTTGGAATTGCTGTACTAAAGTGCAAATAGTCTGTGTCTAGGTAGTAGATTCTTGATAGTGTATCTGCTGCCATGTTCTTTGTTGGGATGATTGGTACACCGTTGTATGTTGCTACGATGAAACCAGCCTCGATTCCGGGTACACCCTTTACACCGTTGTAGGTAGGGGTAACTCTCTTCTCTTCCATGAATCTCTGTTGTGATTGTAGAAGTTGCTGGATTCTCATTAGAGTATCGTATCCAGTTAGCATAACTTTCGGGTTTCCACCACGAATCCACATCTTTTGGAACATCTCATCTAGTAAGTCTAGAGATAGTGTTCTGTCAGTAGGTGTACCGCTAGAAGCGTTAACACTCATTTCTGCGTTTGACCATGAGTTTGCACTCCTGTCAATACTGTACATATCCATATCCCCATCTGCGCTAACGTGTCCTGATGCTGCACTTAGTCCAGTTGTTGCGTTTGCACTGTTTTGGAAACCGGAAGTAACTCGGTCAAGAGACTCGAAGTTGTTACCTGCGACTGTATCTACGTCAGTACACATCATTTTGTTGATTACCTCAGCGTGATGTTTACCCATTTCCTCTTTCATTACAGAGCGTATGTCTCCCATTCCGTCATCTTTGTCAGCAAGGAAGATTGCAGTTTCAGACATATCGAATGTGTGTGCGATAGTCTTTGGTTTTGCTGCTACATGTTGGAATGTAGGTTTGATTGTTTCAGGTAGTGTTGCGTTCTCTGCAACTCCGCTTCCAGTAATTGCACCAGCATTTGGTCTGCCAGTGATAACGCGCCATCCGCTTCTATCCCACGGTTTCTTTGGTAGTATAGAGAATGCATTGAACTCTTGGTTCAATTGTGACCATACTTTGCGACCATAGATTGCTTGGTATGTTCCACCTGTTGTTGACAGCATAGGGCTGTCGGCCTTGAGTAATTCACTACCGGAGTATGAGTAACCCATTGCGTTACCTGCTCCATAGTAGTATCTTTCCATGTCAGTTATTGTTCGTACATAATTTCGTGCCATTTTCTTTATCTCCTTTTATTTTTTAATATCTAATCTCACTCGAAAGCCTTTGATGCCAAGTTATGAACTTCATCCCATGACATGTTAGCCAAATCCTCCGTTGATGGAACAGTTACTGCTGGTGCAGTAGATTCCGATTTTGTGATTGCTTCTCCAGTTTCTGCTGGAGTAGTGATTGCTTCAATGCGCTCTGAAAGTGCACTAATTGCTTTTGTTATCTCGTCTAGAGGACCGCGTGCATCGTATGCTGCTGCTTCCGCTTTTGCGATTTCTGCTGAACGCTCAGAAGCGTATCTGTTGGCAAAGTTGCTTTCTAAAGAGCCACGGAACTCTTCTTCAAGAGCAGCCGCTTTGTATACTTCGTATGCAGACTCGATGTCTGAATCTGATAATGTTGCAGGGTTAATGAAATCTGATTTCTTAACGTCACCAGCACTTCCAGTTGTTTTACCAAAAGCGTTAGTAGATGGTTTTCCACCTTCTTGTGCTCGACCTTTTACTTGCCCAGTGTGTTGTTCGTAGTTTGCATCCCATTCTTCGGGTGTAGAACCTAGATTTGCTTTTTCTAGGTTATCAAAGTGAACACGTGCCTCAGCAGTGTCAACTCCAGCACTCTTTAGAGTGTCTTCCATCCAGTTAAGATAGTCAGATGTGATAACATCAGAATATTCTGACTTTTCTACATCAGCATCTTCTTTCTTTTTGTCATCTTTTGCATCTTCTTTCTTACCGTCTTTCTTGTCAGCGATAGCCTCTTTCAATGCTGCTGGCATTTCGCCTTTCTCCATATCGTCAAGCCTACCTTCTAAACGAGATAGTACGCTGCCAAGTTGTTTCATCATTTCATTATCGTTTTCTGTTTCTGTCAATTTATTCACTTCCGTGTTATTTTTATCTTCTTTGAGTATGCTGAATGTTGCTTCGGGATTGATGCCTTTTTCACAAATCGTTATTTCGTGTAGTTCCAGTTTACTAATTTCTTGGTAATCTCCTCGTTTTGGGTCTGATTTTCTGACTCTCTTAAACGCTTGACCACCGATACTGAATCCTCTGAGAACGCCTTTTCTGATTTCTGCTGAAACCTCTTTTGCTTTCTCGATGTCGTCACGCAGTTTTACTACCACAAACATTCCGACATCATCGACTTCGCTTTTCCACAACCTCCCTTCGTTATCTGTATAATTCGGTACTACATCTCCAACTTGTATATTACTGTGAGCCAATTGAACGTTTCTGTATGACGGATTTTCCATGAACTTCCGAAATGCGTGTTTCAATGCCTCCTTTGTTATTACGTCGCCTTGCTTGTCTACAACTTCCACACTGGCATAGCCAGCGACGATGAGGTCATTAGCACCCTTAAGGATACCAATTGTCTCTTCGCCAGTTCTGAATAGTTGTTTACTACCGAGCACACTAACCCTTGTTACGTAATGCCTTACTACATATATGCTGCGGGACTACTCATCAAGGTTTTTATCATCGAAAACGCTAGACTGCGAGGCTGTTTGTTCTTTTTTCTGTTTTCTACCCGGATAATCTTCCGGTTTCTCCAAGTCCTCAGTAGGTCGTTTCTTCATATCCCAATCAGGTAAAGACTGTTCTGCTGTCAAAGAAGTAGGTCCACGTGGGCTTTCTACACCCCCTCCAACATCTATCCCTAAACCACGTCCGGCCATGTTACTATGTCCTTTTTCCATCTTATCTAGTGCTCTCTCGATAAGTAAAAGCGCTTTTGCCATTTCATTAGGCTTCATAATTAAATTGCTATCTTTCTTTGGTTTTAGAATCCCAGCACTTTGTTCTTCTATTTTATCAGAATCAATGTGATTAACAGTCACCTCGCTATCTCCCTTTACTTCTAACTCTTCTTTTAACAATTCAGTTAATCCTTCTTGCCAATAAGACTCAAGACTCTTTGCTAACTTTAACGAGTAGTCCGAGGCGGTAATTTCTCCTATCGCAGCAACAGGGTTGACTGCTTGATTATCTACAATATCATATTTCACGACATCTTCGGGCAATCTAATAATAAAGTGACTATCATCAATCTCCATAGTAAATGGAACATGGTAAGTAATATCAGATTTAGCAAGCATAACCCACTTCGGGTGTTTCTCTTCACCTTTCATGTATGTAGACTTAGCATCACGTAGTAATAATTTATCAGAATCTTTGCCTAATTCTTTTACAGCATCTTCTAATCCAACCTCATCTGTGATTCTAATGTCGGATGGACTAGGTACAAAGACAGGATGATAACTTTCAAATTGTCCTCTTAAGATTTTAATTCTCTCGCGTGTAGTTAGTTCAGTTACATCATCCGTATCATATAACAGAATGTCATTAATGTAAAACTCACCATCATTTAATATCCCGTCTAAAACAAAGTTTTTCTTACAGGCTGCTCTAAACGACGCTCTCATTTCATCTTCACAAGATTGCTTTATGCCGTTTTCATCTTCTAATTCAACACGTCCATTCTTTTTACTAACCTTACATCTTTTTCCATCTTTCTGTATAGAGACTACCCATTCTCCTGTAAAACCTCTCAATTCGGACATATCTTTAATATCAAATATTCTATGTAAAGGTTCTATCAAAGGTATTTCCTTTGGTAAATCTGCTTTTGAAACATCCATCATATCGTTGCTAGGCGTATTACCATATTCATCTTGAGTTAACTGGGTAGGATTTTGTTGAAATGGTTCTGCGTTTGTTAACATAGATTCAATGTGTTGAGGTGAATGTGTATCTTTGTGTAAAGATTGTAAATATGTTAATGGTAGAGAATGAAACTTTTCTTCTGAGGTATTTGTACCAACACTAATATTTCCATCGTAATCATGTTCTACACCTATTTCGGCTTGACCGCTCCATCCCCAATCCATCAAACCGCTAGTAAAGTGGTCTTGCGGTACAGCCCCTTCTAAACTTCTAAGAGGTTTTACTGGCGCTGTCATCCAACCTATTTCTTTCTTAGTTGCAATGGGTACATTTGGTTTCAAATCGATATCCGGGCTAGTATCAAAAGAAAGAATATTACTTGCAATATCTTTTCTTCTTGCGTGATGGTATTCTAATGATGAGTGTCCTCTTTGACTTTGATGTAATAGCGTTCCTTCATTGCTTCTATTATGAGCATTAGGAACTTTGCTAAGTTTAGTCAATGGTGTTGGTGCTTGATGGTATTGTAAACCATATCCCCCTAACTTCATTTCATTTCTTGCATTTTGATGTAAAAACCCTAAAGCATTGTATATAGGATTTCTTTTGAAATCTACCATCGCTCTCTTGTGTGGACCTGCTGGCCTTGAAGGTGGAAAACTAGCCTGTCCTTCTCTCAATACATTATCTAAATGAGTGTGAACATCGCCGTGTCCTTTTCCTTCAAACATTTCTTTATCTTTCGGATTCCATTGCATCGGGTTACCATCAAGGCCACTCATTGTAGCAAGTTGACCTATGCTGTAAGCATGTACTGGACCGGATAAAGTTTGTAAATATCTTTGAGCATGTTCTTTATGAGCATCGTCGTTAGGTAAATCTAACATTTCTAATACATCTTGTACCCCATGTTTACTTGGGTCAATTACGTTATTTGTTAATGGGCCTAAAGTTTTCATTTGATTTGCTAAATTGTAATGGGTATCAGACGACATATCTTCTTCTTTCTTAGAATAATGATGAGCGCGAATAGATATATTATGTTCCCCGTCCATGAAAAGACCACGTTGCGCATCTTTTACTGCTCTTAATGTATTGAGTAATGCTTTTGGATTATCGGGATGGAATGCATCGGGATGTTCTTTTTCAATCGCGGGTTTTATTTTTGTTCTAAAATATTGAGCAACTGCTTGTCTATCGTCGGTATGAGCCTCTTCCATCATATTTCTCACACCACCAAAGTCACGGATTTTTTTGGCTTGTCTACCATACTCTCTTGCTCTTTTTTGTTTCATCTCTATGTTAGATTTAATTTCATTTATTTTGTCTCGCAAAGAAGTTATGATTTCAGAATCCCCTGCCCCATTTTCTTCTATGTCTAATTCGTTCTGCAACATCTCTAAATCTTCTATGTCTTTTCCACTCACTACATCCGCTACATTCTTTTTAGGCGCAGTAGGGAGATTAGTCATTACTTTATTTAATTCATCTGCGGTAGAGAGAAAACTAGGGTTATTTTCTATATCTGCGTATCTAAGAAAATTATTAGCAGGTGAATTAGGCGCTGAGGTTCTACGATTTAGAGTAGTAAATAAATGCGAATGACCCGCCAACATACCGATTGATGTTTCGTTTTTTCCCACACTACTAGTCGCTGTATATGGATTATATGTAAAAATACCTTTTTTATCTAAGTCTTTTCCTGTGCGAGTTCTTCCTTCGATACCACTCCAACCTTCTTCTTCTTCATCTCCGTATTCTAGTATTGGCGCTAAACCCGGTGAACGGGTATGGTCGTGGTCAGAACTGTTAGTTTTGTTGTTTCTACCTTTACCGACTTTACTACCAGTTTTATTTTGAGAATGTACAGTAGCGTCTGTTTTTGATAATATACCTAGAGCGCTTGTATGATTACTTACCCCATTTTCTAAGTAATGAGAATGTAAATGTCCGTATGCGCCTATTGTTTTAGGATTGGCTTCTAACCTTCCACCTTCTGCTTTTTCTCCTAAAGCAGATATATTTCCTTCAAAATCATGCGCTTTGAAATCATGTAAGATTTCTGCTAATGTAGTGATAGGTCTACCTCGACCCCCAACGTTTGCAAAAGCGTGTGAGAAAGGATACGCTAAGGTTCTATACTTCCCGTCATGGTCATAAAAATGTTTTTCGTCACCTTCTTTCAATAAAGGATTATCTTTTCGTGGACCATGCGGAGTTCTAAACGTAGTTAATGCGTTTCTTATAGGTTTAGACATTTCAGCAATACCCATGTGTGCTTGTAATTCTTCTTTCACCCTTTTCATCACGTCTTTCGATAAAAAAGGTTCTTTTTGCCCCTTAAACATAGGATGCATAGACGGTGATAAATCTCCTTCATTGTAACCCACAAGTTTGTGTAAGCCGTCGGGACTCAAAAGAATATGACTAGCATCTGATAATTTTTTAGCAAAAGCCTCTTTTAACGTACCACCTTCTTTCAAAACTTTTTCATACTCTTTAATATCACTTGGACTAAAAGGTGGTAAGTTTCTTTGCGCTGGTCCATGTTCACCCGCTTCAAGATGTTCTAATAATTTATCACCTTCATAGTGGTCTTCTAATTTATTCATAAGATGTTGGTAAGCAGTTTCGTCATAATTTTTTATTCTTTTTTCGTTACCTTTTTCGTCTTTTACATACGAATAAGGCTCACCTTCGTGTACGAAATTATCTTTTAGATAAACTCCTTGCAGCGCTTTGCCTACCATTCCTTCTGTTCCGAGTCTAGTATTATCAGTATCTGCTTCTATATGTTTAGCCTTATTAGCGCCCGGATGTTTTTGACTTCTAGTCCAATGGTCTACTTCTGCATTATTTCTCATTTGCATATTGGCTTTTATTCTATGCATGTGTATTCTTTGACCATCAGGTAAAGTAACAGACTGATGCGCTGGGTCGTCTGTACCGTATTTATCTACATGTTCTATAACTAAACTTCTTTCTTTTGGAGATAAAAACTCTAATCCTTTATTCCACGTATCCCAACCCAAACCGTGACCATGAGGTATTTTTTCTGCATCGGCTAAAGTAGACTTACCCCTTGCATCTAAATCATCATAAGGATTATCACTAATTTTAGGTTCTATCGTTTCTGTAAAAATATCATTACTATCTAATTTTTTCATTCTATCGTTAAAATGGGCTTCTTCTAAATCCATATCTTGACTTTCTAACTCTTTTACAAGTTTAGGATTTTCTTTTTGCCATCTTTTGAAGTCTCTTAACCTTAGAGTATGCTGGTGTTTAGTGTCACTTTCATGCCCATCATTACCACCTAAGAAAGATAGTTGTCTTGATTTTCTGTTTTTGTTTACACCATGATAAACACCATGGTCTTTATCTCTATCTCTTTCATTGTAGTCTAACTTGTGGGCGTTTTCTATCTCCATACCTTTTTCCGCCCACTTATTATCCGATAGATAATATTCTCTCAACATATTTTCCCATTCAGGCATTCCGGTATCGACTCTTCTTTTACGAATTGGGTGGTGTTTCTCATCAAACGGGTTAGCATCTAGATAGTGGTCTTCTGTAAATGCCATAGGTTCAATAGATGTATCGCCGAAGGCAATTCTAAAAGGATTAAATTGAGGCCACATAGAGTGTTTCATTGTGTGTGGAATCATATTTCTTGCACGATATGGACCATATTTTTCCCCATCTTTTTGTGGACTATGTAGTGGATAATTATACTTTTTATTATCGTTTTCATCCCAAGTCCGTTTTACTCTTCCAATCGTTTTTATTCTTATTGGTTCATCTCTTCCTTCTTCTTGTATGTATCTAAATACAGTATCTCGCCATTTGTGGTCTGTACCATATGATTTAGCCATCGCTGGTCTAAAGTTGTGCATTGTACCAAACTCTGTTTTTTTCTCTTTAGCCTTAGATAGAATATATTCACTGAAAGAATCGCACACAACGTCAACATCTATTTTTTCATACGTGATGTTATGATTCTCTAAGTTCATCTTAGAAATTAAATAATCTCCAACCTCTTGTTCCGGTGGAGTATTATCGTAAATTGCTTTTAGCAATTCAGTGCGGTGTCTGATGTAAACTTGTATCGCATCTTCTTCCATGACATTCCCTCTCAGCCTCCGGTATTGTACCTTTGGTAATAAGGACAATCTCTAAGCGCAAGTCCCTTTGCTTGTTTACAACCTTCGTACGCTGTTGCACCACACATTTTACATGGGTCCATCTGTGCAACGCCTTTCTTGACGTACACTTTATTCAATCTTATCCCTCAACAAGACGGTCTACTGTATCATGGGTGTTAACTTTCAAAGTATCTAGATTGACACTTTCGCTAGATGCACCTTTGTTAGCAATATCTTCTGAATCTAAAAGACTTTGATTTGTGTGATAAAAAGCGTTGTATGTTTGACCGCCAGTTTCTATGTTGAATTGCACACCTTCCGGCTGTGTACCGAAACTCGTTTCTTTATGATGAGTACCTTTTGCAACTTTACCATGAGCCTTGTCACACTGCGCTTTTTGCTTGTCAGAACACTCGGAGTGTTTCTTGCCGAAGTGCTTCATGCAGTACTTGTCTTTTTCAGCCATCTCTGCTTTCTTCATAGAGGTGCATCCTGTTTTCATCATACAATCCATTTTTTTCATACCGCAAGAAGGACACTTTGCTTCTTTTTCAAGAGTATCTAATCTTGCTGCTATTTCTTCTGCTTTTCTTAACATCTCATATGCCTTTGGTGAGGCTGCTTCATATCTAGGTTTCATTAATACATCTCCTTTACTTCTCTATGTTGTTCAGCCATATCATGTATGTCATCCCAACTCATTTCGTGAATCTGTTCGTTAGAGTATTTATCAGGGTTATTTTCGTCTTGTTTCAGTATAGTACCTGAGGATGTTTCCATATCTGCTCTAAAGGCATCAACACTAACATCTTCCGACAATGGTGTAGAATAAGGTACGTAACCTGCTTTTCTCAAAATTATTTGCGGGTTATCCATTGCTTTTCGTAGCATAGCATTTTCAGCACGAACAGATTGAATATCCCTATCCATGGTTTCCATTTTAGAAATTAGAGCATTCATTAAACGCTCAGTTACATCTTCTTCCATTCTAAAGCCTCAGTTACCGGAAGAATAACGTCCGTATGTGCCTCTTGCTGGCTTCATTTGTGAATTAGTTCTTGAGGACATAATTGTTCCTTTTAATTGTCTATCTCTCATTGAAGGGTCAAAGTTAGTGCCAGTTTTGTTAAACTTTAGAACTGGACTTCTGTGTTCCCATCCATTGTCGGGAGTAACTACTTCTGTTTCTGCTTTCTTTATTGCAAACTCTAAGTCTGTTTCCATGTTAGTTGCATACTTTAATAATTCATTCAGATGTTGGCGCGCGTCGTCTGCATTACCGTCTTCTAAAGCCTTAGTAAAAGCCTCATTATGTGCGGTCATTTTTCTAGCCATTGGATGCATTTTCAATAAGTCCATGTGGTTCACTACCATTTGCGTGTATGCGATGCTACTTTAATTATGCGCCTTTTATCCGTCTAGAGTTCATTAAAGCGCGAGAATTGTTTTGTGCAACTGAATTAGGAGGGCCACGTTGTTGAACACTGGTTACTGGCGAGCCAATACCCGGACTTCCTCTATTTTGAGGAGAGGCTGGGCCTCTTGGAGTACGGATACCCATACCCTCTCCACCCGGCTGAGATGGCGGCATCGCATTAGCCAACAAACCCGGAGGACTTGCACCCATTTGTTGAGCCATTGGCCCACCACTTCCGGGCGACATCCCTTGAGGCGGTTGCATTCCCGGCGGCATCGGAGGTGCGCCATCTTGTTGCTCATTCATCTGTCGATAAGTAAATCGTATATCTCTATCTCCCTGTTCCATTAATTCAGGCTTGTATCCAAGCATCATCATTCTTTGTGCAAGGTTAACTTCCATCTCATCTCTTCGTAATCGAGTAATCTCGTCTTCTTCTTCATTCGGATAAAGCGTCAACTTCCAATCTGTTACTTCCATTTGTTTTAACATTCTAGGAAATAGAACTTGCGTGTAGACTTTCTGACCAAACTCAACAGCCCTGTTAGTTACAAGTATTTGCATACCTTCGTTATTTAATCCACCGGATTTTCCGCTATCAATCATAAAGATGCTGCTTACACCAAAGAATGCCGCTATTCTATTACGCATCTCATCTCTAACAGGAATATATTGCATCTCTTCTAACGTATCCATGAACTTTACCCAATTCACACCACCTCTACCAGTTTGGCTTTCAATACCAATTTTAGGTATGTAGTGTGGGTCTCTTTCCATTTTTTCGTCTACACTTTTCCAAAATGATTTCATCGATTCTAGATTATCTGTGGTTACAGAGATAATTCCTTTTGGACTTCTTCTCTTCTGATATGAGGTATACATGTAATTATCCATTGCAGTAAGTGTCATAGCCTGTCTCCACATTGTGTTTACAGGACTTCTACCGTACAATTTAGACGGATTGTATTTACTAATGTGTATTACTTCTCCTTCTAAGTAATACTGTGTTTTACCACTACCAGCCATATTTGCATAGTGCGCTTCTTGCATATTATTGCCGCAAACTTCACACTTGTCATCTTGACCCGGATAGGAGATTTGGTCTCTATGAAGAGGACATACTTTGTATCTTCCACCTCGCACACCGCGCTTATCAGATATAATTCTCATAAAGATAGGGTCGCCTCTAATCAATTCTTTAACCCTGTAAAACTTAATGTCCGATGTTTCGGGGTCTACGAAATATTCTTTTACACAGATTAAGAAAGCATCATCTACTATTTCTAAATCTCTTTCTATCTCTTGCAACACGTGCATGAAATCTTGTTCCATAGAGTTTTGTTGCTCTAGTAACCACTTAGGGTAGATTAGTTGTTGTACGTCAGGTTGTTTTACTTCCCCTCCACATAACTTACAACTATCTACTTCGTGAGTATATTCTTCACCGCAGTCCTTGCACTTGTGCTGAAACTTCTTTTCCCAATAATAACCTCTTCTAAATATCTCTTGTCCTAGTTTAGAAATCACAGTTCTAAGAATCAAGTTTTCTTGTGATACTGCATAAAGCGCTGGAATAGTAATACCTTGTGCTAATACAGGCTCTTGAATACCAGTTGTGTATAACGGCATTTGCGGCTCAGGAGTTGTTCTACTTCTAAACGGACTACCTAATGCAGAGATTAATCGACCTATTCTTCCTTGTTCTTCTGCCATATTATATCGCCTCCGCCCACTTTGTTATATCGTCGGCTTGCACTCCCCATTCCGAAAGGAGAGCATTCGACTTATTAGTATCATCAGACCAATTGTAATATCTAACCACTTTCTTTAATTCTTCTTTCTTTAATCCATCGTTTTCTTCTATGTATGCTAAAACCGCTTTTGCTTGTGTTTTCTTCATTTCTAAAAACGGTAATATACCCTTCAATAGTTTACTAATATCTGCCTTAGAATAAAATTGTAATCTATGTTGACTTCTTTGATTATCTTTGTATATTTTTTGGTCTAATTGTAAAACACCGCAATCTAAAGTTTTTTGCAATTGTTCACAGTGTACTTTACCTCTTGAACCAGTAGCGATAAATCCGGCTCTAGGTTCACCTCTCCCTGTAATTGTAATATACCCATCTGCATCTAAGAAACCCGCAGCATACGCCCATGGGTCTTTTATGATTAATCCAGTTCTATCCATTTTTACAAATGTGCCTCTAGATGCCCCAGCCATAATATCTACCTCTTCTCCATACATACTGAGTAATTTTGCTAATTTCATAGATGTCATACTTTTGTGTAATATATTTCTATCATATAGATTAGCAAATAACGTTCTACCGCTCATAGTACCTTTTTCTAAAAGTATTTCAGCACTTTTTACTAACGCTTCTCGGTCTTTTTCATTTAGTCTATCCATTTGATGAAGTGTACTTTTCCATACTTTTCTTGCATCTCTTTTACCATCCATTGCGGCCACCCATGCTTTTTTCTGTTCGTCTTGCCACACATCTTCATATTCTTCAAGCATTTTCAAAGCGTCATCCGATTTTTGCCATTGGTGACAGGCTCTTTGTAAACTAACTCTACGAGAGTCGCCAAACTTTCTCAAGGCTTTCATATTGTTATCAGACATTCCTAATTCTTTTATCACATCAGAGTATTGCTCACACCAACTATGCATTTTTAGAGTAGCATCTAATTCCATACTTTTCATAGCCCGTATATCTTCTATGGCTTTATCGATAAACTCTTTTTCATCTTTGTTGCTTCTTCTAGCCTTTCTAAGTCGATGTACTAACTCTGTCGCAGAATAACCTAAATTGGCTTCAAACCAACCATCGTTATTCTTAGAAAAAGTATTCATTTTAAGAACTCCAGTACACCCAATTCTCTATCCAAAAAGTATTGTTTTCCCATTCATCTTTCATTATTGTATCATTCATCTTCTTCACCTATGGTATCATTATCGAGTCATTTTTGCTTTCGCCCTTAAACCACTCATCAAATCCGGGCATGTAATCATCTAAGAGTGTAATGCTTCCCTTGAACTCCTTAGATGCCCAATTTGCTAGTGCTAAACTCATCGCCAAGTCATCATGTACGCCTACACTTTCTAGTTTACCATTTTTCTGCATTCCAAATCTATTCAACTCTTGTTCAACTTTATGAGTGTAGGCTCTACTCCTTTCATCACCATATGGTAATTTGATGTGACCTTGTTCAAATGCGAGTAATAAACTCATAAATAACGACTCTTTACGAGTACGAGTAGTCATAAATACTCTAATTGGCATATCCGCTCTCAACTCTCTCATTTCTTGTTCTAACATACGTTGAAAGTTATTACCTTCAAGTTGAATTAAATCAGGACTAAATCGACTATTTAGTAATACCATCATTCTTTTCTGAGCCATAGAAGACATACCTCTCTCATGTACCACGTGAACTATTTCTTTTGTTGCTTCACCGGGCTTTTGTCGCATCACAGTTATAGCGGTAAAATCGGCATTTTTATCAGATGATATAGCAGGGTCGTGTCCTACAAAATGCTGACCAAAGACTCCGTTTGCTTCACCTTCCTCGTTATAGAAAGTTTCAGCCCTGTCAATCAAAACAAGTTTAGGGTCTCTGCATTTTTCTAATAATGGGCCGGGGAACATACTCGCCACGTCGTGAATCGGCTCACATAGGTATTCACGGCTAAACTGTATTGCTGGCATAGACATTCTTCTTTTCTCTAAAGATTCTAAATCCCATCTTTCAGGCCATAACGCAATTCCTTCTTGGTTTATTGCTGGATAAGTTTCTACTCTAAAAGTTTCTTTTTGTTCTAATTCAGCGTATAAATCGTTGTAACTGAAAGGAGTCCCCACCATCATTAATTTACTACTGTGGTGGAGTACAGGTAACAAAACACCATAAAACCAATCTGCTGTTTTAGCAAGTTCGCTCGCAGTAGTACCCCATAGAATATCGTCACACACAACAATGTCAGGGTGGAAACCACGTGTAGCACCTCCAACTGACTTTGCCATCATACGGCTACCATTGGAAAACTCGAAGTAAGATTTAGCCCAAGGTTTACCCTGTGGCTTCAAATCTCTAAGTATATCGTGTCCTTCTATTGTATTACGTACAAAGCGCATGTGTTCAAGAGTTTGTTCAAGAGAGTGTGAGAATATCATAACGTGAGTATTAGGTTTGAATGCGGCTAACCATAAAGCATACATCATAAAGAAAACAGATTTTCCGTGGTCTCTCGACGCTTTAACACAAAAATACTGAGATTCTTCTAATCCTACTTTCCAAGATTCGTGATGGTGATTATACATGAAACCTAGCATATCTACAAAGAAGTACTTGAAGGATTTCTTAGACATCTCTTTATCCATATTAAGAATAAAGGTATCCATTTCTTCCTTATTCTTAGACATTTTAACCTCTTAAATCTTGTATTTGAAAAGCATTATTTCTTTGTTTTCCGTAATTATCTAATAACGATTGTTGAGTAGAATTAGCAGGTGTTAATGTTTCAACATTTTGTTTAGGACTAGCAATATTGGAAAGTGCCCCAGTCACTCTATTATTCGCATCGATTACATTTACCATTCTTCTTTGATTTTCTCTGTTGGCTTCGTCATACGCTTCGTTAGATTCTCTAGCATCTCTTCTTACACCAACACGACCGCCAAACTTAGCACCTACATTTTCTAGTCCTTGAGAACCGTAATATCCACTCAAAGCACCACTACCAAGAGAACTAATTGCACCGGGCTGCCCACTTGCAGTAGTATTGTAAAATGAGTTTAATGCCCCAAGACCCGCCATTCCATATCTAGCATATCTACCTAGATTTCCATATCTTTGTGCTAATCGACGTTGATTACTATTAGAAGTCCCATACTGCGAATAATCTACATTTTCAGGACTAGTACCAACCATAAGTTGTGTTCCACTACTAGGGCTATAAGCCATAGATGCGTTAGAAAGCATAGAGTTTGACTGTTCTTTTCTAATAACGTAAACTTTACCCATTTAGACACCCCCGAATGAAACCTTGACCACTTTAACTACTCTATCGGAATAGCCGTATGTCTTAGATATTCTCTCCCAATCGCCTTTAGTGTTTAATATTGTACTAACATCCATAGATGTAATGTCTAGCATTTTCGCTAAGTAAAGAATGTCTGTAATAGAATCTACGCTTAAATTATTAGAAGGTAAATGCTTGATGATTTCATCATCTCTTCGAGCATCTTCTATTTGTAATATTTCTACCGCTTTGATTAGTCTGTCTTTTGCTGCACTAGGATTGTCGCTGCTTTTTGCATATTGAGTAATAAAACGCTGATAAGGGTCACCAACGTTTTGTTGAAATTGTTGCATTCTATCGGGTGTTATGCTTCTCTCAGGTAAACCCGACTGACTCATTACATCTGCTACTTGACTTCGAGGTGCACTAGCAAATTGTAATCTTTGCATTTGTTGCGGCGTTAGATTCAAAGATTGAGGTTGTGTTATTCTTTGTCCTCTTTCTCTTGTCATTTGTTGAGGGTAAAATCCCCTATCTTGCATTGGTGGTGGTTGAGGCTGTGGCTGTGGTGGTGGCGCACCACTAGTTGCAGCCGGAGGTGCACCGCCGGAAACTGGAACAGGTGCACCGGATATACCTTTTTCGTTACCCGCTCTAGGTTTTAACGTACTTTCTTCGGGTTGCATAGACGCACCAACTGGTGTCATAGACGATGCCATGTCTGAATATCTAATATGTTCAGGTACACCTAATTGCCCTCTATCTTCATGTGTACCTCCCTGAATTATATTATCTACAATCGGTTGTAGTTGTTGTAATTCTTCTTGTGGGGGTATTTCTTTTCTTTCATGCCCTCCCGCTATGGTGTGAGTATGGAACAAATGGTCTAACATCATTTTTACATTAGGTGCAGCCGCTCTTGTTTCAGGTGTATCGTACAATCTAATATTCGCTGCTTGTAAATCCTCAGGCGATAAATCATCTTCCGTGTGATTGATTCCCTGAGATGCTGCGAGTACAACGTTGCTCCATGCATCTTTTGCTCTATTATGATGACCAATTTTTCCATTCAACTGATGTTCTACACCAATCCTATCGCTATGACTCATAAAATGGTCAAGCCCTTTTCCTTCTTCTGCTGTATCTCCATATCTTTGCCCATATAGATGATTCATTCTACCAACAGTAGAGCCGCCTTGTTTTATATTTCCATCAGCATCAAAAGTCGGTCTTCTATTTTCACCGTAAACTGCTTGAAATGCTGGAAACTGAGATAAGTAGTTGGCCGCTTCTATTTGTCCTTCACGTGTTTGTAATAATGCTTTTAGCGGTTTACCATTTATTTTACCCGGTATATTTGCTAAATGTTTCATAGCAGCCGCGCTATCAACTACTAAATTACTCATAGCAGCATCTCTGTCTACGCCACTTGCTTGAGCCATGTGATGTAGAAAACTATCAACTGTTTTTTGTCTTATTTGTCTTCTTGCATTAGGGGCAGCATCACTTTGAGGAATATAGTAAACGTTAGGATAATGATGGGCTACCCCCCAAGATGAAATATTTTGAAAGGCTCTATTATCAGGCATTCTCCCGCCCCACTTTGCCGCTTGATTACCGTGTATTCTACCATCTTGCATTTTACCGGAATCAACTGCTTGTGCTCCGAATTGCATTCCACCTTCTCCATCAGGAACTAAATGTAATCTATGTGGTTTTACATAAGGTTTCTTTACCCAACTATGTTTTTGCGGATTAGGGTGTCCCAGTTGTGCCATAACTTCTCCAAGTTGATTATTGAAAGGTACAGCATAAGATTCTAGATATGTGCCGAATCTATGTTTATCACCGTGACTGTTTGTATAATTTGTAATTAAATTACCATCTTGAGTATAATTACTTCTCACTCTATGGTCTTGCTCTTGTAATGGTGCTAAATGCATTTTTCTCCAAGCAACACTATCTACATTAGGTAAATGATTATCTTCTTTATGGTCTTGATTATGCATATCTATGGCCTTTTGGATTACATCTTTCGCTGGCGCTTTTATCCCATGTTCTAACAAAGAGTCCCCAACTGCACGTATTATTCCGTCAATACCATGCATGTGTTCTCCGCCGGATTCATCAGCGTATATTTTCTCTCCATGCATACCTATTTTCCAATCGCCCGGATATACATGACCTACGCCCGGAATACCTGATTCGTTTTCTCCATGAGCGCCAGTGTGAGCAAACGCTGGAATATCCATTCCATTGGGGTCAGAATTATGGGCTTCGGGAGGTGGATACCTTAGGTTTTGTAATTGACCAGCAAATAAATTATAATTACCATCGCCCTTTCTAAGTAAAAGAGATTTCATAATTATAGTAGATTTAATCATGGAGTTCTACCGCCTCGACTTGTTAAGTGGTCTAGAGGGTTGATTCCAAAAGTACGAGGGTCATTAGTTGCATCTTCGGTTGCACCTTCCGGCCTAGTAGTTTCTTTAGTAGGCGCATTATTATGCGCTGGTAAATTACTAGCAGAGCCTACGTTTTTTTCACCCTTACCTTTTTTCTTAGTCTCTTTACGTTTTAGCGCTCTTCGAGCCTCGTTTACTAACTGTCTAAGTTCAGCAGTGTCATAGTATGATAGTCCCCGCTTTTGTAATTCGCTACCTTTTCCGACTTCACTAGTCATTACAGGCGCACCTTGTATCGAAGAACTAGGTAATCTAGGTCTGTAAGTTGGACTTTGACCGGACATACCTTGAACACCAACGCCCATTCTTGGTTGTGACATTACAGGTGGACTAGGTATACTAGGTGAAGGTAATGTAGCCCTGCGCGGTGAAGATGGGGGCATTAGTGGTGGTGGTCTAATAGACCTAAGTGCAGGTCTTCTCATTTGTTGCGCTTGTCCGGGTAGTAAACTTTGTAATGTACCACCGCCAGTCAAACCTGCTTTGTAAGAACGTGCACCGAATCTTGATGGTGTAGATGAGACTGTTCGTATGTTACCTAAACGCTTTCGTGCCTCAGATTGACCGAGGTATTGTCTGTATCTTTGTACATCTTTAGACATAGGTTGTTTAGTTTTTACACCCCTGTGAGACATTTCAACAGCAAGATGCGCTCTACTTAATCCAGTTTTCTTCCCACCAGCAATACCACGCATTCTCGCTTTTGCTCTTCTAGATGTAGCGCTGCCCGGTGTCATTCCACCCGGTGGTCTCTTGAACTCACCAGTTGAAGGTCGCCATCTTTTCTGCTTTTCTTTATGTGCTTTTCTTGCTTTTGCCCCTTTCCCTCTTTTCGGCTTTTTACCAACAAAGCCCTGTCTCTCGTTTTTGAGTAATTGGAATGCTATTTC